CGTCAAAATCAATTTCAAATGTTTTATTTTCCCTACATAATATTTTTTGCTCACATATATGGCAAATTTCTTCACTCTCCCCCTCTGTCATTTGCTTACTTTGTTGGTTTGATAAATATTTTCTTAATTTTCTTAATCTGTTTTGTATTTCTTCTTGCCTTAATTTATAACAGTCTTTTATTAATTTTGAAATATCTTTCTTTAAAAATTCAATTTGTTCGATTTTCATTGTCTTATTGTTTAAAAGGTTTATTTACTGTAAAATAAGAAGGGGTTAACGGCTTATTAAATGTCATAAGGCTTGCCCATAATTTACCGGTAAATAGTATTTTTATTCTTTCTTTAAAAGATAATTGCATACAAAATATGACCCGTCCCTAAGGTTCATCCACTTTGTGAGCTGGTAGAGATAAATATTCTTTCATTTATTATACATTAATTTGAATTAATAAACTATCTTCGCTTATCCTTAATAGTATTGGTTGTTCTTCAATAAACATTAATATCTTTTTTAATTTATGCCATTTACAGAATACCTGTCTTATATTAGATTTCTCCTTATTAGGATGAACCGATATGCTTATTTTTCTTCCTTTGTTCGTTTCTATTATCATTTTATCTTTACTAACAGAAACCTCAATAATTTTTTCATCACAAAAATCAATAAGCTCCAAATGATTATATAAATGTTCACTGCTTACTAATATATCTATTTGTTCTTTCATTGTCTTATTGTTTAGAGGTTAAAATAACTTCGCATTTAGGACAATATATCCCGTAATATTTCATACTACCACATAAGCGACATTTCATTTCTTCACCCTTGCCATCTTTGAACTGTTTAACATAATAAGAATATTGTTTCATTAATGAATAGCAAACATCTTCTTTAACAGCAATTTTACTATTACAAAATATATCTCTAAATGTTACAAATATATTATCAGGGTCTGGATGATTTTCTAAAATCCATTCTTCCGGGCTTAGTATGTTTTCCATTGTTCTTAGTTTATGTTTTATTTAAATGTTTACGAATGTCTTTTATTTGGGATTCCCTCATTAATATCTCAAAGATTAATCTTTCCATTCTTTTATTTAAAATTTCTTTTTCTAAAGAAGTTAGATTTTTATTTCCATCAAATAATATGATATTTGTTTTATATTCAATTTCTTCGTTTGTCATATTGTTTTAATGTTGTTTGTTTAAAAGAGGGTAACATTATTGTTAAAATTTATAACGCTGTCACCGGCCTTCGTACCCTCTTAATTATTCACTAATTATTTAAAATATATCACTAAACTATTAACAGCATTTTTAAAATTAGGCTTTTTACAAATTACTATATCATGATCATTACCACCTTTTTCTAAATAAATAGCTATCTCTCCGGTCGTTAGAGTTTCTGCACTTAATACAAAACCATCCTTTTCTAAAACAGTTAATTTATTAAATACTTTCTCGCTTGATTTATAGCACTCCCAATTCCATTTGTTTTTTTTATGATGCTTGTAATTTATTAAAAAATTAGAAACTTCAAATTTATTATTCTCACAAAAAGAACACGGTGGATTTATATGACAACTACAACCACCTTCAAAAATATAAACTGAACAATCATCACAAAATTCTTCATCATTATTTTCATGCATACAAAATGAACAATCTTTGTGATCATAATTATTTCTACGATTAAAACTCTTTAATAATATTTCAGTTACATCATTTCCTGTATATAATACTGAACCATTCTCAAATTCTGTTTTCATAATCTTGTTTTTAATTGTTAGATAATAAATCACATTCTAAATATTTTTTTGCCTCTGAGATTGCCATTTCTTTAGTTTTATAATACCATGGTTCAGATTCAATGCCTGATACCGATATAATATGCACCCATCTGAGGCCCTTCCTTCTCTCTATAACATAGCCTTTTTTATATTTCTTTACTCTTATTTCTAAATTTGTAAACCACATATAATTTAATTATTAGTTCTTTCTATATCTCTTTTTCTTCTTTCGTTTTGTTTTAACATTACATCACGCCATATTAAAACCATTTTTATATATAAAATAGCTATAATTATTGATGCTCCTAATATAACTGATAACATAATATTCATTTAATTGTTAGTTATTTTCTTTCTTTACTTTTAAACCTCGGAAGGTTATATTTTAAAATATCGCTTTCCATTGCGTACATAGGCTTTTCAAATCCTTCAACCTTGATAGGTCTGAATATTTTAAAAGCATCTTGACCGTATTCCTTCATGCTTGATACTTGATAAAAATCATACAATTTAACGTTCTGATCAAAACTTAAAAACTGAGCTATTGTCGGACGTGGATAGATACAGTTTCTTATTACATGCTTAACGGCATCTTTAAGCCTTTCATCACAAAATTTACTTTCTGTTAACTCTTCTGTAAGGATATTATAAAAACCTTCGTCAAGGCTCGGAAAAGCCTCCCTAATTTTAATTAAATTATCCGTTATAGATCCGCTTGTCAGTTCTCCTGAATATAAAGAAAGCGTAAAATGATCGTTATTATCTTTTATCTCCGAGATGTTTATATAAGATTTTTGCAAGCTTTTCGTCTGAAACGGTTTTATTTGTTCGTTTTTGTCCATTATTCTTAATATTTAAAAGTAATTTATTAAATTGTAATCTTAATTTACTTGTCGATAGTATATTTTTTTTCCAAAATTGATCTTCTTGTAAATATCTCCAAACGGCCCGGAATTGATCTTGAGTAAATCCGTCTATTTCATACATCAATCTTATATGATCAATCCAAACCCCTTTTGCGTTTTGTATTTTTTTAATACTTCCGCCGGCATCTTTTATGTTTTTTATAAATAATTCCTGAAAAGCTTTTGTTATTTCAAGATAAAGTCCATTGTTTTTATTTATTGGTAAATCTGAAATTTTTATTTCAGATAAAGGTCGTTTTTTATATTTATCTTTATCATTTACACTTACACTTACATTATCACTAACACTTACAGTTGATTTTCGTTTCTTTTCGTTAACGGTCGTTGAACGGTCGTTCTTTTTCGCTCTGCGAACTTCAGCACTCTTTTTGCCCGCTTCTACTCTTTGCACTCTTTGAGATTCCCATTTTATTAAATCACGCTTTAAAGTATTTTTCATTTGTGCAAAGATTGCACTAATAACAAAATCTTCTGTTTCGGGATTTTCATCATTAACATATGAAAGTATGTGCATTAATAAATCATAACCTTTATCTTTTGGTAGCTCTTTAAATGTATCTATCCAATCAGAATAAAATATGAATGATTTTTTATCTTTAGCCATAATATAAAAAACCGGCAAGCACAAAAAAAGACAGCCAAACGCTAATTTGTATACTGCCTATTTTGTCCGTTGCCGGGTATTTTTTGTATGTTAATTCGATTTTCATTAGCGTTTATTTAAATACAACCTCAAATGTATTAATAATTTATTTAATATCAAAATATTTTTGTCAATTTATAACAGTTTTTCAAATTCTCTATTGTAAAGCCTTTCTCAATATAGCTTTCGGCTGTCTTTTTTACTGATTCTTTGCTGTTTTGATCGAAACAGATGTAAAATGTAAAATTTTTTAAAATTTGTTCTTTGTTTTTTATATTATAGTCAGAAAGATTATAATTGTAAACAATAGAATCATTCTTTATTTTCATATGTGCCTGTCTTTTATCTTTTATTTTATATCCTATCATGTTTATATTAGTCCAAAAATAATGTCTGTCTAAAATAGTATCAGGATTTATTAAAGGGTCGTAATATGGTCTTACATTCTCAATAACAAATTTACCGTAAAACCAATGTTTTAAAAATATAATTTGTTGATATAACGTCATATCCGGGTATCTATTAATACCGTTTTTGTTTAACATTGTATTAAGTCTTGAATGGCTTTGACAAGGCGGCGAGCTCCAGATAAAATCAAATTCCTTAAAATGATCTAATAAATACTGATGAGCATCTGTTATAATTACTTTATCATTTGGGAAAAAGCCTTTGTAAACGGCCGCTATATTTTCATCATATTCAACAGCCGTTATATCGTGTTCATCGCCCCAAAGTTTTCTGTTCCCTCCGATACCGGCATATAAATTTAGTATTTTCATTCAAATAATTTTGTTTGATTTTTGTTATTAATTTCTTTATCAATTCCTTTAATCGTTTTATTCAGAAAATCAACTATCTTTTTACATTCTTCTTTTTGCTCTTTTAAAAGCATAATTGAATAATCTTCGGAATAATCATTAAATTTATGCTGAGTGTTAAGCGTAGGGATTGAATAATGTATTGTATGAATCCCTTTTTTCTTGCTATGTGTTAAATAGATGTTTATTTCTGACATTATTTTATCAATTTAAAAGTAAAAAAATAGCAATAAGCTAAGTTGAAAAGTAAGATTACAAGCATTAAACCGTTGCCTAAATTTATGCTATAATAAGCCATAAAAAGAGCCTCTAAGCAAAAAACTAACCCGTTTAGTAATAAGTATAATATTATTGTTAAAATGCCTTTAAAAAGGCTCTTAAGTTGTTTCATGTTAATAATTCAGGGTTTTCAAATATATTACCTATTACTTCCCATCTATACTCTCTTAAATCATATGTAGAAAAATTTACCCCCTCTTCTGCTGACATTTCAACAGACAGCCTGTGCATAGGTAATAAATCATATTGTTTTTGCAAGTCTCTTTTTTTCTCTTTATTAGCAAATATAAATTTTGGTGCCCATTCACGCCTGTACCATTCCCATTTATCCGTAAATTCTAAAATATCACCCTCATAAATTCCTTTTCCGTTTTTGTCTTTTAATCCGGTGTATTGCGTTAAGATATACCTTTCATTATTTACTATTTCTCTAAAACTACATTTATTAAAATTTAATGCAGTATCAAAGTCATTTTTATCAATTTTTTTAAATCCGATTGCAGTATCAGAAATGCATAAATTATTATTATTTCTATCTGTTAATTGATTTCTGCAACCGTGACCAAAACATTCAAGTTTTTTATCCCAAACTCTGAATTTTATTTCTCTGTTCATAATTCTTTATATTTCCTAAGTAAATTATAATCGTTAATTAAATCAATATGTAATTCCCGATACCACTTATTAAACTGTGATATTGTAATATGATCGTCGTTGCTTCTGCCGGCAATTATTCTATTTTGTAATTCCCGCATCATAAACCGTTTAAAAGATTCAGTTGCCAAACGTTCATTAAAAACATTATATATAAATCTTGCCCGGAGTTTAACAGCCTCGCTTTTAATTTCTGAGATCTGATTTTCTAAGGTGTTCTTTTGTAGGTTTGTCATGATTCTTATCTTGTTTTTCTTTTATAATAGTATCGTATGCCGTTAATATAATTCCGTTTGAATGTTTTTCAATCTCTCTTATAAGCTCATGAGTATGAAGGTTCCGATGATTAATATCAAGCCTCCTGCAGATTTTTATAAGCATTGTTTTCCTTAGAAGACTTAAAAGGGGAAGTTTTTCATGTTTCTTTAAAATACTTTCTCCTGACAGTTTAGAAAGGTTTACAATATAATAACTTACATGTTTAATACTTTCAACTTTCCAACCTTCTTTTATTAATCGGTTTATTTGTACATCAAAATCTTCTACTTTTATTTTCCGTTTCATGATAAGGGGCTTTTAAATCATTTTATTCCAAGTAAATATTCATCAATTAACGTTTTTAAACCTTCATAATCTGATTTATATTCCTCAGACTCGAAAGAATATTTTTCCTTAATTGTATTCAAATCGTTTAAAAGATCCTGAAATTTTTCTGAATCCCCTTTTTTAAGTTCTTCTTGAATCCTTACTTCTTCAGCTTTTTTAATTTTTTCCTCAGCAATTCTTTTTTCTTCAAGTTCCTTTTTAATTCTTTCTTTTTCTTTACGTTCTTTCTCAAGGTTAGCTTCATATATTTTTTGCTGTTTCTTCTCCTGCTCTTTGTGTTTTTTTTCTTCTGCAAGGCGTTTTTTCTCCTTTCTCAGAGCTTCTTTTTTAAGTTGTTCATTCTCCTTTCGGATTTGCTCCTGTTCTTTCAAGTGTTCTTCTTTCCTTATTTTTAACAATTCAAGGAACTTATTAAAAACATCTTCTGAGCATTCCTTTAAATTAAGGGTTAGTTCATTTGTTTTGATAAAATCATTATAGGGAATAAGGCTTTCCTGTCTTAAGAGAGCAATTTTGTCTTTCCTTATACTCTCAAGCCGTTCTTTTTCGGCTTTTTTTGCAGCTTCTTTTGCTTGTTTAAAGTTTGTTTTAACGCCTGTTAAATAATGATTCCAAACTTCATCCGGCATTTCTCCGAGGTTCCCGGGGATAACTTCAACTTCATATTTTTCAAGGTTGTTTGCTCTTTCCAATTGTAAAAGAGAAATTCTTTCTTGTTCTAAGTTTTCAAAATGATCTTCAATTCTTGAAAGTTTTTCTTCAATTTCGAGGGATGCAAATTTTTGGGCGTTTTTCCAACCATCAACAAAGCGACCGCCGGCAAGATAAAAGGCTTTTTGGGCTTTGTGAATTTCGGCTGTTCCGGTCCTTACTTTAACATATTTTAAGCGCAATGTTTTTGCCTTTTTACATGTTTCTTCATTGATTTCAAGCTTTACAATCTCATTAAATTCTTCTTCAAGTTCAACCATCTCTTTCAACATTGGCTGAAATTGTTCTTTAATTTGTTTAGCCTTTACTTCTTCAAGGCCATAATCAGAATAATTAATTTTTACTATTTCCATATTTTTAGTTATTTATATTATGTAGATAAGTTTGTTTTAATATTATTGCCTCCTGAAGTCTTTTTTCAAGAAGTTGTTGATCCTGTTGATCTCTTTTGACTTCAAGAACAAACATTTTATTGATTCCTTCAAATTCGGGATGATAAGAAACAAAATCCCAACGATCAAAGTTATAAGCTTTCATTTGCATTTGAATTTGCCAATAATATTCCGGCCTGAGTTTTTTAAATTCTTCCTGAGACTTAAGCAAAAGATTTTTTGTATGATTAGACCGGTTAAAAGGGCATTTTATCTCAATTCCTTTTTCTTCTCCTTCAATTAACCGATCAGGAGAAACCCCGGCATGGTCGTTAATTCTTTTCCAAGCATCCTTGATAAGTTTAACTTTGAATACTTTTGCATAATGTTCAGCAGCGAACGGCTCCAAGCGGTTTCCCCATTCAATTGCAGGGGCGTTAATTTCATTCCATAATTGCGTTAACTCTTCGGTTACTTTTTCAATAATATATGTTATTCCTCCTTGAGTAATTTTTGTTTTACCCATTAATTCAAATATTTTAGAAGCTGAAAATTTTCCAAGCTTTTCAACTTGCCACTCAATTGATCCTTGTTTCATGTGATTTGATTTAATAGTTTTTTAATTCCTCTACCATCTTTTATGCTTTTACCTGAATACCAACCGGAATAAGGATAAAAATAAATCATTTCATTCTCAAAAATAAATTCAAGCTTAACTTCATTAAAATCCCATATTTCAAAACCGGCTTTCTCAATTTCTTTTAAAGCATAATTCATCCTTTCGGCTTGCAGCTTTCTTTTTCTTGAATTTTTGGTATCATACATGCTTTTATATCTTAGATTTGTGAATTTATAACCGTTCATACAAATGGGACCTCCCCCAATAAAGAAGGAGGAACCCTTTATGCAAGTATTATTTTTTTTCATTAAATAAATCTTTTTGATCTTTTACAACTTTTGCAGAAGCATCTTCAGGGATTTCAATTTTATCTTCTTCATGATCAATATATTCAGGATCATCATTTTCATTAATGACTGATTGATCAAATTTAATTCCTTCCTGAAGGTCAGTTGAAAGGGGGGCAAATTTGGAAAGTACATTTTTTATAACAGTCTTAAGGCCCATCTTCTCAAAATCATCTTTCCACGGTCCGAAACCTGCCTTAAAAGCCTGAGAATATCTCAAGGCGTGTTTATTCATATTTTCAGCAGGCCAATAAACAGTTTTATTAAACCCGTTTATCAATTCTAAATAACAGGCAAAACCAATTAATTTCTGACTTTCTTTTTTATCAAAATCAAAATCAAGTTTTTCGGTTAAAGGGTCAAAGCTTATAAGTTGACCTTCATAAATTGCAAGGGCGTTAAGGCGTTTTATCTGTCCGGACCTTAAAGCAAGCTGAATAAAGCCTTTATAACCGATTTGAAATTGAGCTTCATACTTATCTTTTTTGGTATTTTTAAAAGGAATTATATACGCAAAGCCGAGGTTTGGCTCAATAGGAAGTTTTAAAGAAGCGGCCTTTGTTGCGGCTGCCAATATTTCAAGCTTGTTGCAACGCTGCAATTGATCTGAGTTATTTACAATTGAAATCAGGCTTGCAATAAAGCCCCCTGCATTTTTATCAAGGATTTGCTCAAACCTCTTGACCATTACAGGATTATTAAAATATTTAGCCGTTGTTATTTCTGTGGATTTTGACATTTTTTTATATGTTTAGTTAATTTTTAGATTATTCTTTTTACAATATTGTTTAAAAGCTGTATTAAGATATGCATCATGTTTTTCTTCAGGATTGCCGAAATAATTAAATCTCATTAATTTAGCTGTTTTCCCGTCTGATAATATAATTCCGTAACAATGATCATATTTGTTTATCTTACCATTGCTTTCAATTAATTTTTTCGGTTCCATGTTCTTCAGTTATGATTAATTTTATTTGAATTCCAAGTGTATCACAAAGGGCGTTCAGGGCCTTATAATTGATGTTTTGCTTATGGTTCTTGTATCTGTAATAGTTTCGGACCTTAATCCCTGAGGCAAGGCATAAATCATCAATAGTAATATTATATTCCTTTCTCTTTCCCTCTAATATGTCAATAATTTGTTTTTGAGTCATTTGTCTTATAGTTTATTTTTCTTTCAAAGATAACTATTATTTATTTAATGTGCAAATAATGACATGAAAAAAATAGCAGTTATTCTGATAATATTGTTTCTCTGAACATCTTTGTAAATTCTTCTTCAAGCTTAAAATAATTTTCAGGATAATCAAAATCTTGAAAATACACCATTAAATAAGTCCCGGAAGAATCCCCGCCCCCTTGAATTTGTGGTTTTCTGTTTTCTGTTAAGATTTCTCTTATTCTGTCGGTTGCAACCTTTAAAGAATTTTTTCTGTATTGAGGAAGAAGCTCCCAATCATATATTTTAAAATCAAAATATAAAACCATTTCTTCTCCTTCAATAAATTTAATGTCTTCTTCAAGATAATCAAACCCTTTAGAATCGGTTGCTATTATTGGAAATGTTTCTGTCTTCATTGTTCTGTTTTTAAATGTTTGCTTCGTTTTCCTGTGTTATAAGGTCGTTTATTGCCTCTTGTTCAGTTTTACCGTATCCAATTAAATCGCCTTCGTCATACCATTCTCTTACGGCTTCCCAATCATAATTTCTTATTGGTATCGGTGGGTAAATGTGATTTGTAATAATTTTATTCATGATTTTAATATTCTTTTTGTTTATTATTAATGATATTCTATTGTCGAATTTGCTAAACGTGCAAGCCTTTTGAATTCTTTTTCGGCTTCTTTAAACGTGTGAAACGCCTCTTTTATAAATTCATCTAAATAATAAGTATTATATACTCCAGATTCAAATGTTTGTAAAGTTTTTTTAATTTCCATTGTTCTGTTTTTAGTTTGTTAAAGAATTATAGTATTTCTCACAGTCAAAAACTAATTCAAGTTGATTCAATCTAACATTATAAGCCTTTATGGTTAATTCAGTTACAAATTTACTGCCTGTCGTTTTATAATTATACTGCCTTTGATATAAATCATTTAATCCCTCTTTTACATCTTCGATGCTATAACAATTAGCAGGTGCATATTTTTTCATTTTTTTCATTATTCTGTTATTTGAGTTAATAAATCGTTTATCTTTGTTTCATTGATTTTTTACAGTCATTTCGATTGTCATAAATATTACATCCGCTTATTTTATTGTGCCGATCATAAAATTCACATTTATTTGTTCCGCACCTTTTTGAAATTTCACACATATTTATTATATTTTTCAAATGTTGGTTTTGGTAAGCCTCTTAATTGATTTAATCCTAATCATTGAAAATTTAATTTTAAATAAATCCCCATTACTAAGGAGTATTTTTATATCTTTTCTATCTGAAGATATTCCAATATGTAAAATATTATCTTTATCAAAGTTTTCAAAAAGGCTTTTTCTTTGCCTGTCATTTAATAGTTGTAAATTGTAACTTGAAAATCCTTCTTTATGGCTTATTAAATTTTTCATTGTTCTGTTTTTAGTTTGCGGCTATCTGAGGAATCGAACCCCTTACTTTATTATTTCAGTATAACCATTGAAGCCGGGAAGCCGTTTAAGGTACGGCAAGACCTTTTAATCTATTACTAATATTTCAAATGTAGAATGTCTTAAAATATTCCTCAATCTTTCTACTCTATTCTTTGCATCTGAATACTTTTCATAAATAAACATATCTAATCTTTTACTATTTGTTTTTACCCTGAATCTTAAATTAAAATTTAATGATTCGTTTCCGTTTTCTTTTAAAATAATTGTATTTTTCATTGTCTTTGTTTTTAAATTATAATCAAATATACGTATAATATATTTAACTGACAAATAAAACATGATAAATCTGTCATGTTTATGTTGTGTAACATAAAAAGTTCCCGAAATTAGGATGTTAAAATAAAAGTTATTAACTTTACATTTCAATAACTTCTTCTTTTATATATGTGAATTTTAATTATCTATTCAAAGGCCCTGTTAATAAATAGGGCTTTTTTTTGTAAAAAAAATGTTGTAAGTTTACAAATTAAACCTTGAAAGTTTATGTTAATTGATAATTCAAAGCTATTTAAACCGGGTAAAGGATTTAAACCGATAGTTAAAAAAGAGAAAGAAGAACAAGAACAAAATCCAAATCTTTTTTATTTTGAATCTGAAAAAAATTGGCTTATCAACAGCAATAAAAGGGGAAAATATAAAAAGAATGAAAAAAAATAAAGTCTATTACAATAAGCTTTTTCAAATATTAAACAATTCAGGCCATCCTGATCTTTCTTTTTATCTTATGTATGAAGCCCCTGGTAGTAAGATAATGCTTGAAATTATAATAATAGATAAAATTTCCTCTGTTTTGTTTCTAAATTAAAAAAGAATGGTCAAGGATTGGAGGGAATTAACAACAGAAGAAATAAAAAATAAAATTAAAGAGTTTCAAAATGCTATATGTATTACACATTGCAGAGATAATAAAAAAATATATTCTTCCCTTGTAAAAAAATGGGAAGAAAGGCTTAAAATTAAGCTGAATGAGTAAAGAAGAAGAAAACATACTAAAAGAGCTTACCGAAAAAGAAAAATCTTTTTGCAAACATTATATATTTGAATGGAATGGGGCTGACTCAGCAAGAAGGGCCGGATATAGTGAAAAATCTGCTCGGCAAATTGCATGTGAATTATTGACAAAACCGTACATTCAAGCATATATAAAAGAAGTACAAGGGGAACTTGAAAAAAATGCCGGCATAAGCCGCTTAAAGGTCCTTAACGAGCATAAAAAAATTGCCTTTAGCAGTATGGCCCACTTGCACAATACGTGGATTGAACGCAAAGATTTTGACAAATTAACAGATGAGCAAAAAGAATGCATTGAAGTTATTGATCATAAAACAATTGAGAATAAATGGGGAAAATCCGAACAGGTTAAAATTAAGCTATATGATAAGCAAAAAGCCCTTGATTCAATATCTAAGATGCTTGGTTATAATGAGCCTGATAAGATTGAAAATACTTTGAAAGGGCTTTCTTCAGTCGTTGTAAGTAAAGAAGAACATAAGAAAAAACTTGATGAACTAAAAAATAATTTATGATTTTTTCTGACCTTTATTGGATTAATGTTGATGCGGTAAACTCAGGAAAAAGAAAAATAGTAAACCGGGGGGGATCTTCTTCAGGAAAAACAATTGCAGTCATGCAACTACTCAGGTTTATTGCAGAAAATAAACCAAATCAGTACATTCTTCTGGTTGCAAGATCTGTTCCAAAACTTAAAACAACCCTTTTAAAAGACTTTAAAAATATTATAATGGGTCCCGATTATGATCGTAAAAGTTATAATAAGGAAGATAAAGAATATCTCTTTCCAAGCGGGTCAATCTTTAAATTTGCCAATGCATATGATGAAGATACTTACAAGGGGGTAAGGTCTGATTATGCTTTACTTGATGAGTGTAACACTTACCGAAAGGGAAAAGAAGTTTATGATCAAATTGAAATCAGGCTGAGAAGATGCATATTTTTAACCTTCAACCCTTCTGAGGAATTTTGGGTCACCTTTGAAGTTGTTCCCGATAAAGATGCTATTGATATACATTCAACTTATGAAGATAATAAATGTGAAGGGGTTTACTTAGTTGAAAAATCAATTCGGGCCACGCTTGAAAGCCGTGCAAAGAAAGATGAAAACTTTTATAGAGTTTATGTAAAGGGTCAATATGGAGTTGCGGAGGGCCTTGTTTTTAAATTTAAGATCAATTGGGAAACCTATGAAGAAGATCCTGAAGATTATGATTCCGTTTATTATGGGGGGGATTTCGGCTTTACAAACTCAAAAACTGCTGCAGTTAAATTATTAGTTGATCATACGACAAAAACAATTTATGCAAAAGAATTGTTATATCAGACGGGGCTTTTAAACAGTCAAATTGCAAAGATATTAAAGCCGGTTATTGGAGGCAGTCATATTATTTTTGATTCTGCTGAAGGAAAATCAATTGTAAGTTTAAGAAATGAACACGGCCTTAATGCAATTGGAGCAATAAAGGGGCCTGAATCAGTAAAGGCGGGCCTTAATAGAATGAAAGAATGGCATATATTAATACATAAAGAGTCAAAAAACTTGCTGAATGAGTTCTTTAAATACCGGTATATTGATAAAGAGGGATTAACAAATCAGGTTTTAAAAAAGAATGATCATTTAATTGATGCTATGAGATACGTATTTCTAAAATACAGACTTTAAATGTATAGTTATTAACATAGGTTTATTAATTGTTAGTAACTTTTATTATATTGAATAAAAAAATAATTGTAATTTTGTTAAATATCTTCAATTGATGAGCCGAAAAAAAACGATTGAGCAGTTAAGAAATAATAATGAACAGCTTAATAATAAAGTTGATGAACTTACCAACGCTATAAATACAGCAAAAAAAACATATACTCCGAGAATATATTGGAATAAAGAAGGGAAAAAAATCCCTCTTTTTAATTTTAACAGCTCGGAACAAATAAGGCTTGCTGTTCAAATTGTTCCGGAGCTTGCAGCAACTTTGAGCTATTTGGGAACAGCTTTTTCCTCCGGGGAATTTAAAGAGATCATTAACGGAGAAGAACAAGATGAAAGCAAAATTATAGACCTCTTAAACAATCCCCACTCCTTATACAAAGGAACCTATCTTAAAAGAATTATTATTGAATATCTTATGGCATTTGGGGTATGTTATTTATATATGAATAACAACGGCTTAAGGGATAATACAGAAAACATTTCAATCCTTCCTTATAATACACTTCCTTTTGTCGGAGATGCAAATGTAAATGATTATTTACTCAGCTCTGATGATATAATAAAGAAATTTAAGTTTAATTGGGCCGGGGTTGAATATTATATTGATGATCCTTCAAAGGTTGTTTCAATTACTTGGAATACTGAAATATCAATTGAAAATCAATATCTTATTTATCAAAGCCCTTTGAAGCCTTTGGAATCTGCTTTAATGGTAACCCCTGCAATGTATGATACAATGCAAAATTTAATGAATAACTTTGGAATGCGGGGCTTTATTTCAAATAAAACAACCGATTCGGGGGGATATTATCCGCTTCAACCGGATGAAGAAGAAGTTGTTGCAAAGAAATTTAAAAAATTCGGACTCCGGGAAGGTCAACAACAATTTGACTTTGTTAATTATAACCTTGAATTTACTCCCGTTTCTTCTCCTATTAGAAACATGCTCCTTCCTCAGCAACAAAAAATGATAAAAACAATTATCTCAGATGTATTAAATTTTGATACGGTCCTTCTAAATAATGATTCGGCTAATAAATATGCAAACTACGTGACTGCAAGAAAGTCAATGTTTACAGAAAATTTAATTCCTACAGGAAACAATATTTCTGAAGAATTGTCTTCTTATTTCTATAAATTTAAGAAGAATCAAGAAATAAAAATTGACTTTAACCATATAGATGTATTTACAGAAGATGAAAAAGATAAAGCTGAAGCAATTAAAAAGGTTTCTGAGTATGTTATATCTTTAAATGAAGCGGTTAAGGCTGAAAATATGAGCAGAGAAACAGCCATTTCAACCCTTACAATAAACGGTTACTCAGAAGAAGAAGCTGAAAGCTTGATTTCTATACCAACAAACTCAAATGAATTATGAAAACTAAACAAGACAAAATAAATACTCCTTATAAGATTAAGTCTAATTTAGCGACTTATAAAGAAATTGATGAAAGTAAAAGGATTGTTCAGCTTATTGCAAATACATATAATTTTTATGATTTTGATGGGGATGTTTTGAGAATGGGTTGCTCATTGAAATCAATAAAAGACAGGGGAGCAAAATCAAATGCTTATGATAAAATCCTTCATGCAAAAGATCATAATCTTCAGGACCTTCCCGGGAAAAGTATTCTTGAGGTTGAAACGGTCCTTGAAGGAAACCCGGTTTTATATTGTGAAACAAAATTATCAGAATCAACAGATGGGGAAGATTTACTTACAAAATATATTGAAGGTATTTATAATCAACATTCAATAGGTTTTCAATATAAAGTAGTTGAATATGTAGAAAAAGAAACTGAAGCCTGGGATGAATTTTTAAAAGATTTAATTAACCCTGAAGATGCAATTGCAGAGGGTTGGGGATGGGATGTAAAGGAAATAAAGTTATTTGAATTTTCAACCGTTGCACTCGGAGCCAATAAATTAACTCCTTATTTGGGCGTTAAATCAACAAATAAAAATGTATATTTAGCAAACATTTATACAAAAATGGATGCTTTATTTAAAAAACAAATATCAGGAAATATTAAGAATCAACATAATTTTGACTTACAACATTTACAACTTAAACAGTTGATAAAAGAAATGTTTTCAAACTTTTCCGGTCAGGATACTTCATCAAAAGAAGCCATTTTGAAAGAAAAATTGAAACAGCAAGAAAGTCAAAGAAGAAAAGAAGAAGAAATATTTTTAAACAATTTAATTTAATTAAAAATGAGAAATGCAAAAAGAAAATATTGGAAAAAATATAAAATCTTATTCGGTTTTATATTGTTTGTAATTGGGTTTATGGTTTTTTCATGTGTAGGGAGTTTTGATATATTTACAGGGGTGGGGCTTGCCTTAATCCCGGCTTTAGTTTGGATTGAAAAAGGCCAATTTACTCAAGAATTAACTCAGGAAGAATATATTAAACTGACAGCAGAAGAAAAAGCCTTATATCTAAAAGAGTTTAACGAATCAATTTGGAACTCATACTCAAAGGATCTTGAAGAAAAACTTAAAAACTTTATTGATAAGGATACCTTTGATTCTATTAAAAAAATTACTGAACAGATGAATAAAAATATAACTGATCAGAATTTTAAAGCCCAAATTGAAGAATTAAAGGCAGCGTTTAACTCCTTCTCAAAAAACTCTGAAGCGGCCATTGCTGCAAAAGAAATTGAAGGGATGAGCAAATTTGCTATTATGCTGACAAAAACAAAAACGAATCAAGGAAAAAACACTAAAGACGGGATAAGCCTGAAAGATGCCTTAAAAAATCATCAAGATGGGGACCGATATTCCTTTACTATTAAAGCAACCTTTACGGGGGCTGATGTAACACAGGCAACGCTTCATGCAGGAGGTCAAATTATACCCGGAATTGGTCAGCTTGCTTCAGGTAAATTCGTTTTATCAAGTCTTTTCAAGGTTTCTCCTATTCAAATTGACGGGAACGGGTCAGCAGTTTATGAAGATTGGGATGAAGCAACCTCAGTAAGAGCAGCAGCAGCCCTTGCAGAAGAAGGAACTTATGCTTCCTCAACTGCAAAATTTAAAACCTATTCTTTAACGATAGAGAAAATTGGGGACTCAATTTCAATGAGTTATGAAGCTATAAGGGATTTTAATAGATTTGTGAGAGAGCTTGCAAGGTTTATTACAAGAAATGTTCTAAGAGTTGTTAATCAAGCCCTTTGGAATGGTAGCGGAGTTACTCCTAATATTGCCGGTATTTATACAAGAACAACAGCTTTTGTTCCGGGAACCTATACAGGAGCAACAACAACAACTCCGGATATTGTTGATTTAATCAAAGTACTTAAGAAGCAAATTATGAGCGGTGCAGATGATAAGTATAATGTTAATTTTTCTTTGATTTCATGGGAAGAATATCTTGAAGCAAGCCTTGTAAAAGATACCGTTGGAAGATTAATTTATCCTAATGGTATTGATAATGTTGCAGGCGTTCAGGTTATCCCTACATCATACGTTTCAGACAATCAGATGGTTATCGGAGATAAAGAATATGTTGAAATGATCGGGGACCCTGAAGCTATAGAGGTTGAAATGGGCCTTAAGTCGGGAGATTGGGAAACAGATAAAGAGTCTATAAAAGCAAGAGTAAGAACAGCCCTTTTAATAAGACAAGCTGACCTTGGAGGCTTTTTAAAAGTTACTGATATTGATGCAGCAATTGTTGCTATAACAACATAATAAAATTATTAAAATTATTTATAACGTTTTAAAAAAAGAAAAATGAAAAAGTATATTATATCAATAGTGATTTTATTATTCACTTTTTTATCATTCGGGCAAAGTGCCACGGCTGATAAATATGTAAACGCCCCCAAACATTTTGCGGGGTGGGGAACAGCAGCAGACACGGTTTCAAATGCCGGAACTGTTGATTTTGTTGTAAAGCTTAAGACTCCTGATTTATTAAAGTTGCATTTAGGGTTAAGGTCGGATTCCGTTTCCGGAACTCCTTCTTATACGGCAACTTTGGGAGGTAGTATGGATGGCGTTAATTATACGACTATACAGGCCATTACAACAACAACCGGGGTTGATACTTTCTTTAACTATACGGCTGTTGATGCAACATATAATTATTATAGGCTCCGGTTGGTCGGGGCGGCTGCAGCTCAAAACGGTTTATTGTATAATTATTGGAATTTTAGGAAACAGAATTAATAAAAGTAAAAAAGAAATAACATGGCTAAAAATGCTTTAAATACTTTAGCAACCGCTCAGGATCTTACAAATTCATATGCGGATTTAGGAACAAGCCCTGAAATTGATGTTTCAGGTCAAACGACCCTCGGAATCTGGATTGATGCTGATGTTAATGATAGTGTTAATGTTGATTTAAAAGCAATCGGTTTGCATACGAGCGGAGGGGATGTTTTTGAAGTTGATGGATTTTCTGAAATTGCCTTATGGACAACAGGAGCTTCAAACTTTAAAAAATATTATGAATTTGACGTTGGAGTTTTGAATTTTATTAAGCTTCAAGCTAAGGCGGGGACTGTTGGAGCAACCGCCGGAGATTTAACTGTTCATACAACTAAAAAACATTTATAAAATGGCAGGATTCAAACCTTATTTACCGATTAATAAAATCGGCTATTCAGGAAGCAGAGAAATTGTTTATGAAGACTTACAGGTTAGCATTGCAAGAGTAAGCTTTCCCGGGGTTGCTGATCCTACTTGGAGGCGTTATAATCACGGGATTGGAAGCGGAGTTGATTTTGATGTTTTAGGCTTTGCAGTCAATGACTTTATTAATATTGACATTCAAACGAGCCATGCAATGAAACTTTCAACAATCCTTGAAAATCATATTCATTTTATGACACCAACAGACGGGACGGGAGACAAATTCAAGTTTCAACTTGATGTTATTGCCGCCCCTATAGATGGAAATTGGGCGGTTCCAACAGGCTCCCCTTTTACTTCTGAGCATGATATTAGTGCAGATTACAGTAATTTGCATAAGCTTCTTGACTTGGCTAATGTGCCGGCGGTTAATACAACGGTAAGCACAATTTATACGTGTCAATTGAAAAGAATTGCTGCTTCTGCTGATGAATATGCAGGAGAAATATATTTGAAGTTTAATGATAGTCATATACAGAAAGATACAAGCGGAAGCTTGCAGGAAGGATCAAAAGTTTAAATTATGGCCGGATTTGTTAAAAAAGGATTGTTTAGAGGGTGTCAAGGATTGACCTCCCCGGAAGAAACAGTTTGCACCTTAGCAGATAATTATTATAAAATCTCAGGTACTTGGAGCGGTGCAACAAATTTAGGGTTTTTTAGGGATGGCTCAGGAAAATTAATATATAAAAACGGGGCAAATATAAATTTTTTATTAAACGGAACCTCAGATGTTAAAGCGGATAAAAATTGCCTTTTAACATATGCTCTTTTTAAAAATGGGGTTTTAGTTTCGGGAGCAGAAACCCCGCACACGTTTAATAATGCAAATTCATTTGTAAATATAAGTATAACGGCCTTTGTTCAGGGTTTGAAATACGATGATTATTTAGAAGTTTATTGTAAATCTGATCAGGCCAATACAAAAATTACAAGTGAAACTTTAACAATTACTCTTTTAGGGAGTCAATAAAAGATGTTATTTCTTATAAATTATTTATTAATATAAAAAACAAAATAATGAAAGTTGAATTTTTAGAAGGTTTCTCAAATGTTGAGAAAGGAGAAAAAAAAGATCTTAATGAGCATACTGTTAAAAAATTAGTTCGTAGGGGGATTGTTCTTCCTGTAGATGAAGAAAAAAAAGAGGAAGCAAAGAAAGAAAGAGCAAGAATCTTAAAGATTGAAAAGCAAAAAGAAGAAGCGGCTAAAAAAATAAAAGCAAAGCTCAAAAAGATTGAGGAAAAAGAAAATGCGAAAAAATAAATGTTAAAAAGTGAATGCATTTTAAAATTAGAACATGGCTAATATAACACAAAATACAGATTTTACTTACCCGTATGTGGTATATGCGGGAGCCTCAGGGAGTCCGGAAAGAACTAAACTCGATCAACTTATTGAAAAGTGGGAAGAGGAAATTCTTATTAAGATTTTAGGGGAAAGGATGTATAATGAATATTTAGCCAATTCAGGAAGTGCTTTTTATTCGGGGCTTATAAACGGAACTACATACCAAGTTGATGGAATAGATTTTGTATATGAAGGAATGATTCCTGTTTTTATAAGAATAATTTATTATTGGTGGCAGCGGAACTCAGAAACAAGGATTGGAAATGAAGGGAATTATATTCCCTCTTATGAAAATTCTGTTAAGACGGTTCCCGGAGCTACAATGGAGGAAGCCTTTAATGAAGCAGTTAATAAAATAAAAAATAACAGACAATATTCCCCTACAGTTTATCATTATATTGATAATGAATATACGGGAAGCATTTGGGATTTTACGGAATTTGAAAAGGTAACTTATTGGATATGAGTAGAATAATTGACATAATAAGAACATCCGCAAGCTTAACAACGCTTTGCGAATGGTTCGATATTGGTCAATGGGGGGATCTTAATGATGAACTTGCCCTTCAAGATATTGAAATGGCAACTCAAGGGGCGGTTTTCCCTTGTATTTTGTTAAGGCTTCCTTACTCAGAAGCCGAAAATGAAGATTCAAATTTCTACTTTCCTGATAGTCTGAATATATATTTTATTAATACAACTGATCCGGAAACCAAGCAGATTGATAGACACGACAACGATTTTCCGACTATCAGAACAATGAAGGATGATTTTAAAATGCATTTACGAAATAATGGGACTGAGTTTACATCTCCAATAAAGACGGAACATTTCTTTTCAAAATATGTAAAGAATAAGCTTCAAACAAATGTTGATGTAATTCATCTCAATTTTACAAATTTGAAATATTTTAAAAATTGTTAAAATGAGCGAATGTACAAATGTTAGTGATTTACTAATGGAAAACGGGGATTTTTGCTTTATAGGTAAAATAAGAGGGCTTGGTATAACAGATGGGGCCTTATCCGTTTTAAATACAAGCATTAAAACAAAAGAGTGGTGGGACGCTCAAAAATATGCTGCTTCTAATAGAGTAAGCACAATTTTAGCTTCCAACTTTTCAGAATCAACCCCGGGGGAAGTATCAGAACACACGCCCGAATTTGGTTTTAGTATTAATGTTTCTGAAACGTCTGTTAAATACACAATGAAATGGCAGGGAAATCTCTGCTTAAGACGTGCTTTTGAACGGTATAATAACAAACAAGTTTATGTTGTGTTATTTTCAGATCAAAATTATATTGTCGGAATGAGAGACACGGCTTCTAAATTGAAATTTGCAAAGGCAATGATCAAAGTGATGAATGAAGAAATTGATGGAGTTGATTACAACGTTCTTGAAATAACTTTTGCAAAGAAATTTCAAGCCCTTAAGAAAGAGATTTCAATGGCTTCAGGATTTACAACTGAAGATATAACGGGGATAACAGGAATAATTCTTGAATTCGTTTCTTGTAATGCAACAACATTAATTGTTGATGCTTTTGGCTGCAATGATGCTGATCTTGAAAGCTTGGATGATACTAAATATTTAGTTTACAATATTACTGATGATCCGGAAAGGGCCACGGCTTTAACTATTACATTATGGGCTGATTCGGGAAATAGATACATAGCAACAATTGATGCAGGCTCCGCTCCTGATGATGATGACGTTATTGTAACAACTTGGGACGGTCCGGCGGCAACTAATGAATATATTATTCAAGAAGAAGCTTCAGGGGTTGCGGTTGTATCTTAATAACTATTAATTTAATAATTTAATAATAAAGTTATGTCTAAAAAAGACGGAAAAAAAACGGGTAACATTGTTGTTGATGGTACTTCTTACACAATAAGAGACTATAACAGGAAACTCAAGAGAGATAAAAAAAGAGCTGTAGAAACTCAAAAGAAAATAGAGAAAAAGCTAAAAGAAAAAAAATCTCATCAAGATAAAGTTTCAGAAGTAACAACAAAAAAATAACTGTTTTTAGTTAATACTTAGATTTGAAAGGTCGGTTGTTTATATGGCCGGCCTTTTTTTAAAATTATGGCTACATTCGGACAAATAGCAAGCAAAACAAGGGCTTTAAATATCAACTCAATATTAACTGATATTTTTAAAACTTCTAATTTGCAAAAATGGATGATTGAAACCATACAAAACAGGCTTTATTCTAAAGGAGAAACAGGAGAAGGAATAATTTTAAAGACTGATAAATCAATAAATGATTCTTATTCCCCGGTAACAATGGATATAAAGAGCTATTTGGGTCAAAGAACTGAGAATGTAACATTAAAAGATACGGGGGATTTTTATGAAAGCTTTAAAGTTGTTTTATTATTAGATGGGTTTGAGATAACCGGAGATTTTGTAAAAGGATCGGAACATATTGAAGATAATTTCAATAATTTATTTCCAAGCAAGAGGGCCTTTGAGTCTTCTGTTATGAGTTTGACAGATAAAGAAATTAATTACATAGTTGAAAAAAAAGTAATACCTTTACTCTTAAAAGAAATACATGAATTTATACGAGTCAATTAATGATATAAAGGTTTTTAATTATGATATGATTCAACAGGGAATGAAGAAAGGGTTCCCTGATTTCCGGTATATGATTGTAGGAAGTGAATATTTAACAGCCAATACACTCCCGAAAGTAAGAAAAAAAGATATTCTCAAGCTTTCAGAAGCCTATCTTAATATACTTTATCAACTCCCGGAAGTAGATACTGAACTTTCAAAGCTTTGGAAATTGTATGAATTACATTTTGATTTGATAAGGGCAAAATCAGAAGCCAATGAGCTGAGGCAGCAATTAGGAAGAAAGATGAAGAAAATTGACTTTAATAAATTGAATGTTGCGTTTTCATCTTACCGCTCAAAATTAGAGGAAAGTTATACTGATTTTGAATTAAGCGTATATTTTTTAAAGCCTGATTTTATAGAACTTTGGAAAGAAAAATATCCTGATAAGTTAATTCCTGAGATCCTGAAAGAAAGAAAGGAGATTGAATTTTTTATATTTGAAGAATACTTTGCTTTATTAGATAAGTATTCAACTCCCGAATACATAACAACCCATTATAAAAGCTTTGAACAGATTGAAGCCCTTGCAATAATGAGAACGGAAAACTTTGTTCTAAACTTTATTGATGTTAAAACCGTAAAATCAAAAAACTTAAAAAATATTGAAAGGCACTTATCCGGATTCTTTAAAGAAAGAAATGAGTGGGCAAAATGGCGTATTATAAGAGGGGATTTTTTTTCTTATAAGAGGTTGAAATTTCTTCCTAAAAGGGAAGGGAATACAATCATTGATGATACAATCATTTTGAATGATGTTGCAGGTCAGAATATTGACCCTAAAGAATGTACTTTATATAATTACTATAAGATTAAACAATATGCTCAAAGAAAGCATGATTTACATGAAAAACTAAATAAAAAACCTAATGCCCGGTAAAGTCTATACATATACGGATATGTTTTCTGCAGATATTGAAAAAAATCTGAAGAAGGTCCTTGGAGTAACACAAAAGATTGAAGAATCAATTAAGAGTGTTCAAAAAGTTGCATCAACAGGGGAGGGGCTTAAAAAGATAACTGAAGATTCTAAAAAACATATCAAGGTTATGGAGGGTTTTAATAAAGCCCAAAAAGAAAGGCTTGCAACTCAAAAAAAGATCAATGATCAGGTAAAGAAAACAACGAGAGAAAACGAAAAGAATTTAAGGCAGTTAAGAAAGATCGGGGATTCTTTAAACGTCCGGAAGCAAACGGAAAAAGAGCTTTTAAGACTTAAAAAACAAGAAGCTTCTCAGCAGGCCCGGGCCAATGCCGAAATACAAAGATGGTCAAAACTTGAAGAAACTTCAATTGTTAATATTAACAGAAAGGTCCGAGCATTAACAAAGTTAAGGGGAAATTTAGACTTAACAAGCAAAGAATACCGGGAAGTTACAGCCGATTTAAACAGACTTATTGCAGTTCAAAAAAGGGAACAAGAGGCAATTGGAAGGAATCAACTTCATGTTGGAAACTACGGGAGGGCCTTAAATAATACAGGGAAAGCCGTTGGAAGATTTGTTGAAAGGATCGGAGCAATGGCCCTTGCTTATGTAGGTTTTCAAACTGTAAGAGAATCAATTGAACTTTTTAAAGTTCAGGAGCAGGCTGTTAAAGATAATGAAGCTGTTTTTGGTGCTTATTCAAAAACAATTCAGGCGTTTGCTGCAGACGTTCAAAAAGTTACAACTGTAGGAGATGAGCAAACTATTGCTTTAACAACTCAAGCTCGTAACTTTGGGCTTGCTGTTGAAGATGTTCAACAAGCTACAATTGGAGCAATCGGGCTTGCTGAGAAATTTAAAAAGGCCGGATTGAGTCAAGAAACAGCCCTTAAAGGAATTGCCCTTGCTTATGCAGGGAACTTTTCACAATTAGAAAGATATATTCCCGCCTTAAGGAGTGCCAAAGATGAAGCTGAAAAAATGGCTATTCTTCAGGATGAAATGGCAAACGGTTTCAACCTTGCAAAAGAAGCTGCAAAAACCCAAACGGGTCAATTACAGCAAATGAAGAATGAAATGGGGGACGTTAAAGAAGAAATTGGAGAAGGTTTAATTCCTGTATTATTAAAGATTTCTTCAATAATAAGAGATTCCATAAAAGGATGGAAATTATTTTTTAACCTATTTAAAAAACAGATAAATCCTGAAACAGCCGAATATATTGAAAATTTAAAGGAAGAATTGAAACTTGAGGACTCCCGAACTAAAAGGATAAAAATTGGTACTGAAAAACAAAGGTTAGAAAATGAATTATTAAAAGAACGTAACATTTTAAGGGACCATAAGACTTTCCTTGGTATTGATGATGATTTTACAAAGATTCACAAAGAGAGGGTTGAAATATTAAAAGAAGAAATACTTGAATTAAAAAAATTAAGAGAAAACGAGCAGTTTTTTAAAGTTGCGGTTGAAGAAACAGCCGGAGCTTTAGAAGATGAAGCTGATGGAGCAGGAAAGGCTGCTGATAGTTCTATTAAATCCCTTGAAGTATTATCAAGAAAGGCAGAAGAAGGGTTTGGAGTAAAGCAATTATCCCTTTTTGAAAGTATTATTGGAGTAGGAAAAGACGGGAAAATTATTTCTGAGCCTGAAAAACTTGAAGCCGAAATTATTAAAACGGCTGTTCCTTTCTTTACAAGGATAAGAAGAAGAATAAGATTTGCTTTTGCAACAAAAGAGGAAGGAAGCTTTTTCTCAAGGTTGTTAGGGGTTGATAATTCACAGATTCAAAAAATTAAGCAACAAATATCAAGGGCTTTTTCTCAGGCTATGAGCTTAATAAATCAGCAGATTCAAAATCAAAGAGCCGCAAATGATGAATTAATTTCTTTAACTGATCAAAGAATTGAAAAGCTTCAAGAAGAATATGATTCAGAAGTTGAAAGGGTAAACAATTTGAAGGAACTTGAAAAAGGAAGATCCGTTGAAAAATTGCAATTATTAGAAAAACAGCTTGCAAGAGAGCAGGAAATGAAAGATAAAGCCCTTTTAGAAGATGTTGCAATAAAAAGAAAACAAAAAGCTTTTGATATTATCAATGCTCAAATTAACACATTTACAGCAATTTCAAATGCTTTAACACTTCAACCAACGTGGGTCGGAATTGTTATGGCTGCAATAATGGGCGGTTTAGGGCTTGCTCAGGTTGCCAATATACAAAATGCAAAATATGCTGATGGTACAAACTATCTATTGAGAGGAAACAGCCCACGGGGAACAGATACAATTCCGATATTCGCAAATGAAGGGGAAAGGATTGTTCCGACTGAAGATAATTCAGGCATTCCAAGGACCTTCCCAAATTCAGAACTTTCAACAGCCGTTCAATATTATCTTGATGGAAAAAGCAATACTCCCATATTAAATCTATATGATGAAAACGGAAAATATTTCAAAGAAATAGCTGAGAATACGAGGGGGAACGGTATTGAATATGAAGAAGGAAAAGTTAAAAGCCGAAAGATAGGCAATACAACTAAATATTATCATCATAATTAAAGAGATGTCAAACATAAAAATAAAATATTTCGGAAATTATCCTGTTTATTCTTTAATTGAAGATTTTGAACTTCCTGAAGCAAAAATTATTGATTGGGAATATAAAGTTATTGCAACCCCTCAGCTTTGGGGCCATACTGCAGACAGTAACAAAGCCGAAAGAAATATTCAAGAAATTACTTCTGCAATTTATCAGATTGAAGTAATGGCCGGAAAGAATCTTGATTATTATAAATTACAAAATGCAAATCATATTCTTATAAAACCTGACAATGAAAAAGAATTTATTTCAGCAAAAGTTGAAGCCAAATTTACACAGGCTGAAAAGAATATGGATAATTATTGGATTTTAAAATTTTGGAAACAACTTAATATTACAGAACAATTAAGCCATGCCTTTGCAAATAAGATGAAAACAGGCACGGGAGTTAATAAAATTGAATTTGATGTTGTAAATCCCCCCTATACGTTTAATAATATTGAAATATTTACAATTGAGGTTGTTCCTGCTTCCGGGGATTACTACGCTTTTTTTGATGTTCCCCTTAATGATCTTACCAACAATTTCAGTATATCAGATACATTCTATTTACATACTGATAATGTAGATTTTAATGAAGAAGAAGATGATAATTCAGATTTTCTTTCCTTTGCTGATTGCAATTCAAAAACTTCTACTTATGTGAGATTTCAATGTTCTGCAGATACCGTTGATTCAGGGCTTTCTTATAATATAGGGAATTTAAGAATTGATAATCAAGCTGATTGGCGGCCCCTTCCTACGGGTCCGAGCATTTCAAACCTGACAAAATCATTTACTATATATACCCTTTTAAATCATAATACAGAATTTTCAATTGAGAAAAAAGGAAAGATGGAACCCCGATCAGGAGTAAAAGAAAGCACTTCTTACAGTAAGAAAACACATTTAAAATTTAAAATATGGCTTGATAATGATGATCTTTATCTTGCTGAGTATCTTGAATACGCTTTAAAGGATAATATTCTTTTTACAACAAATGAAGGAGATTCTTATATTCCTATCCAAGTGGATGATATAATTCTTCCTTCAAACAATAATTTGTTAATTGATTTGCATGAATTTAACATTGATATAATGATTGACAGCCAAAACCCTGTTAAATATAGATAAATATGAGTACTTTCAATAATTTTAAAATAGAATTATCGGCTGAGTGGCTTGTTTTACCGGGAGAAACCCCGGGAAGCGTTTCCCGGTTCGTTGATGCTGACCTTCAGGGGATGAGGCTGAGAAGTGAAAATGTAAAATCAAGGCCAAAAAACAGCTTATCAGGGAATTTTAAAATATCGGGGGAAGACTATGAGATCATAATGGCTAAATATAACGATTATTCGAGTTATTATGCAGATGAATTTTATTTTAATTATGACTTATATAAGAAAGGTTCCCTAATGGTTGAAACGGGAAAATGTAAGCTTATTAATAATGATGAGAATTTTAAGACAGCATTTTTTGAGTTTTACGATGATATAAACACAAAATATCAAAACATTTATAATGCATGGGAAGAAAAAGAAAATATTCTTGCAGGAGTCGCAAAGGATGGAGATACTATTGTTTTAACTGATCATAAAACATTTAGTTATCCCGGAACGGTTACAAGGTCCGCAAATTTAGCTAATCAGCAAGCAATGGATGCTCATGTAAACAGCATTATTAATGAAAGTGATTTATGGGTTCCCTATCAAATTGATTATGTTTTAAACGCCGGAATAAATTACACGGGAACAGTTTACAGGGTCCGCTTTATTGCTTATGGTTGGTATGCAGGGAGCGTTTCTGCTGCTAATAGATTCCCGCCGGGGGGAGAAAATTGGATTTATAATACTGACGTTGTAATTGGGGCCAATACATATCCGCAATATTTAAAACGTGTTAATGTCGGAGATATACAATATGCAACCCACGGAGGAACAAGTTCGGCAATCATACAAACGGAGGGCTTATATAATGCAAGTTTAACAGATATATCAAGAACAATTGAAGATGTTATTGAATTTTTGGTTGGGGAATGTGATTCTTCAATCGGCTTTGATTCTTCAAGCTTTGCAAGCTTTGCGGATTTTAATGATGTAATAACTTATTCAAGTT